AAAAAAAGATAAAAAGAAAAAAAAGAAAAAAAAGAAGAAGAAATAATGGCTAAGAAAAGAAAAAAGAAAAAAGCTCCCAAAGGTTATCATTATATGCCAGATGGGAGCTTGATGAAAAACTCAGCACATAGGAAAAGAAAAAAGAAATGAGTGGTTTTACAACATCAACATTAATTAGAGAGGTTATTGGAACGAAAAAACGTAAGCCACTCAAAGCCAATGCCAGAAAGAAAATCAAAAAAAGATATAAAAATCAGAATTAGTGATACTGATTATTTTCTCCATGAAATTATCTGGGAAGATATTGTCGGAGATTCCAGCATACAAAGTTTAGATGAAGCGCTAAGACTACGCACCGCAACAATCACCACTTACGCCTTTATATTAAAAAAAGATAAAAAATACCTCTACACCTTCGCCAGCTACTCTAAAGACGGATTTTACGGAGATAGGAATGTAATTCCTTTAGGTGTAATTAAAAATATTAAAAAAATAAATGTTTGATAGATATATTTGTGTTTATTGTGGAGAAAATGCAGAAAGTTTAGACCATATTATTCCACAAAATTATAAAGGTTATTATAATCGTTCTTATAATCAAAAATATGTGGTTCCTAGCTGTCAAGAATGTAATTCAACATTATCGGATAAATTTTTACATACAATTAGTGAAAGAGCTAATTATCTATGGAATAAATACAATAAAAAGTACAAAAAACATATTTCATGGAAAAAATGGGAAAAAGAAGATTTAAAAGAATTAGGGTATAATTTAAAATCTATGATTATAGAAGAAAATAACAATCATGATGAAATAATCAAAAGATTAAACCATTTATTATATATATCTCAAATTAACCCCTCAATAGACGATATTTGGCTTGATATTGATGGAAAACCATAATTCAATCTAAAGCTCGGATTTTACTAAAAAGCTCTCTATGGCTAAAAAAACAGGGTTTATTCGTATTTATACATATTTTATAGTTTGGTCTGTAGTATTCTTCGTATAGGGCAAATAGAGGCAAAAAAAAAACGTCATTTTGTCCTTTTTTATGTTTGACATAGTATTATTAAAATGATAATAGATATATATGATTAATAAAAAGGAGAAAAAAATGAATAACAATCTTAAATACACAGAAACAATTACAAAAGCTGTTCTTGAAATACTAGGCCCAACTACGCTTGGTTATCATTTTCATATTAAAAAAGGTAAAATTCAAAATTGGGGTTTTGAACATCATCATATAAATGATCCAATTTGGGTTGATGGTTTTTTTGTTGAAATTGATTATGATTATTGGAATGATGAAAAACATAAACAACAAACTGTCCATCATTTAGCAAGATATTTTCCAAATATACAAAGTCAAGCTGATGATATTTTATGTCATATAGCTTTAGATAGTGATAATTTTGGAGAGATTAACGCATAATAATTTTTATTTAAAACAAAAAGGGGGTTTTTATACCCCCTTTTTTTATGTGACAAAATTCGTAGATGTCTATGCAAAGCTGAAAGGAGGAAGGGAGCTATAGTTCTTTGCATAAACTTTCAGATGCTACGACACCTGTATAATTACTATAGTCCCAACTGTTAAATACCCCAAATCTCCTCTCTAGCCAATACTTTATCTTTATCTGACCAGTACCAATCATCTAAGTTTGGAGTTATTAAACTTGCTACATTGTCTTTTGTTTTACAAATCTTCATCATATTTGCCAAACTAATTAAAGACATTTCAATTTCTTTCATTTCCTTTTCTGTGTTTAAAATATCAACATATTCATATTTCTTTGGTGTTACAATTAACATAGAAACATCAACAGCTTTATCTTTGTATTTTTCTCTTAAGGCTTTTTTATAGATCGCTTGTTGTAATATATCACTTCTATTTTTTTGTAATCTGCTTTTAGATTTTAAATCAATAACAGTTACAAGTTGCTCTGACTCAAAGACGAAGTCAACATAACCTCTAAATGGCACGCCTAAGATCTCTGTAGATACTTCCATTTGCGAAGTAACAAAATCAGAGCCTTTAAAAGTTATATTATCATCAAGTAAACAATTAAGAGCAATATTAAAACTAGGTTCTAGCATTGATCTTTCTTTCTCTGCTTTGTCTTGATCTAATACAAACTTTGTACCATCATCATAATAGTTAAACATAGTTCTTTTTGCTTCTTCATATAAAGATTGATTTATATTATTTACCAGTTCTGCTTTTTCATTTTGATTTGATAAATAATAATGAATACCATGTTCTATAGCAGACCCTCTAACCATTTTTTCATTAGCTGGAAAATCGTATTCGTAAATATAACGTAATACAAAACCGCATGGAAAGTTTTTAAAACTATTTAAACGACTAGGGCTAAAGGGAAGTAAATTAAACTTCTCAAATATTTTTTTGTCTATCATACAAGTAACTCTCCTTGTCTTGAATCTAATGGTTGCCAGTTATAATAATAAAGTTTTTTAGGTTCACCTGTAAACTTATCAGTGACAATTGTTGTTCTAATAGGATTATCTAATTGTTTAAAAGAGACAATCATATTTTCATTTTCATAAATTAAACGTAAATCTGTTTTTTTATTTTTAGCTTTATCTACATAAAGTTGGTGTACTGGTGCTAAATTACCGAATAGTGTTTTTATTGTTTTCGTGATCATAAATCCTACCTTTCAAAATAGTTTTTAAATTATTATTAAACTCTTTATCATAATCCGTACGAATATGACAAGTTCTACATAGAGGAATGAGGTTATCTATTGAATTTTTTTTATTATTTCCCCCCATTTTACGACCTTCTATGTGGTGAATATCGTTTGCTATACCATAACAAGACCAACAATTAGGGATATGTTGATCTCCATATCCCCAATATTTTTTAAATAATTTAATATAATCTTTTGCCATTAAATATCTGGTGATTGATTATATTGCTCGTCTTTTAATTCTAATTTTAAATTCAATGTGCCATCATCATTCTTCCAAATAGCACAAGAGTATGTTCTATCTGGATCTAATAAAAATTTGTTTTGAATTTTTACATTAGAATTTTGATAAACAGGCTTACTATCTCCTTCCTGTTTATTATCGTTTTTAAACATTTTTATATATTGTTTCATATAACGTCTACCTCTGCTTTCTTATCACTATCATCTTTAGCACCATAAATTTCTTCGGCAGATGCTATATTATGATCTCCGATAATTCCTAGTCCAGCACAAGCACGACCAAGTGCAGTTGTCTGACAGAACTCTAGCGCGGCAGTTTTAGTAATAAAGTTTAATGATCTTTTTTTCTCAGCAAAACCATTTGCAAGAAATTGCGGACCAGTTTCTAAAGTTAAATTAATTCTACATTCTACCATAACTTTATCGTCTGTATTTTCGTGAACAATAAATTCGGTAGAAATGTTTGTACCAAAATATTCTCTTAGTTTAGCTATTCGCAAACCAACAGTAGAATATTTTTTTCCTTTAATTTCCACAACTCCCTCGCCAACTTTGGCAGAAGCTATGTCGTCTCTGATATGATCTAATGAATAATCAAATCGTTGTTTTTCTATATAGTATGTCATAGAAATTTCTCCTTTTGGTTATTATATATTATTTTGTAGCATTTAAAACAGAATAACCTCTGCCCTCCATACATTTATTTATAATATCGGTTTTAGTATATAACGCTGGCGATAACCAAAGAACACGCCAACGCATTTTATTATAAACGACCTTACTGCCATTTATAAATTCGTTTGTATTATTATCTGCTATTTCTCTACAAGTAGATAAGTCATCATGATATCTATTCATATCGCCTTGTAAATTAGCAGAAGATTTACCTCTGCTATCTACAAGTGGTTCATAGTGTGAACAAGAAGCAAGAGCCATAAACATTAAGATCATTACTCCCCAGAAAAAAACTTTGTACCAATTAAAAGGTTTATCGTGATTTCTATATCTTCTAACTGGTTTTCTAGTTCTAGCGTCATAACCAATTACTGGGTCTTGCGTATAGATTTTAAACTTTGTCATATAACATCTTCATAACTATAAGAGTTATATTCTGATTGTTTAACTAATTCTTTGTGATGTTCTCTTTCTAATTTTTTTGTGTAAAAAATATCAATTAAAACATGACCTTCATCTTTACATTTAACTTGTTTTAAAAATTCTTCTTTAGGAAAATTTTTATCTTTTTTAGTTAATATAGTTATTATATGTTCTACAAAATCAGACTTTGGTGTAACATATCCATAACCTGTTGCACTATTCCACCAATCTCCATTATAATTTGGTGCTTTAACATTATTACATAATTCTATTAAAAATTTATATTTAGCTTTCATTACTCCCCCTTATCAAAAGTTAGTTTAGGTTTATAAATTACAACAGACTTTGAAAGTCTTGGTTGCTTTTTATAAACTTTTTTAATTTCTTTTTTTATTGGCTCTACTCTTTTGATGTCCCATTTAGGTTCATCAACCATTACAAAGTTTTGAAATTTAATTGTCATTATTACCCCCTATAACCAATGCGGTACCATAAAGAATACCGCATTAATAAATAATATTAAAATAAATAACCAATTAGGAATCATTTTGTTCCTCCTTGAAATCTATTTGTGAAATATGAAATACTGGATAAGAACGAAAACTAGTTTCTAATTTTTTTGTTTTTAAATTAGGTTGATCACTTACATATCTAACTAATTTAGCAACACACTTAGAACCTTTACGAACTTGTCCTTTTAATTTTCTTGCTTGATTAAAAGTCACAAAAGCACCAGTTAATCCAGTAGCTTCTAATAACTCTACGTTTTTACCTGTATATTCTTCGTTAGTATAAAAGTTATAATACATAATTTTCCTTTCAGTTAAAATTATACATACTGTTGTAATCATTTTGATTATATTGTCAATATTAAATATTTGTGCAATTAAGTAATAAATGGTAAGGAATTATTTAACTTTTCTCCGTAACCCCAGTTTTTCCCAAATTTCTGGGGTTTTTTTATGAGAATGAATGAATCTATATTACAACAACAAATAGTTCTTTATTTAGAACATAAAAAATTATATTATCAATTTAGATATTGGCACACTCCTAACGAGGGAAAAAGGAAGGTCTGGTATCTAAAGAAACTAAAAAATATGGGAATGAAAAGCGGAGTGCCAGATTTAATATTAGAATTTTCACAAAGTAAATTTGTTTATTTAGAAATTAAAATGCCTAAGGGTAGATTAAGCAATGCACAAAAACTTTGGAAAGTTAATTCTGAAATATTAGGAACTCCATTTCATGTCATTAAAGGCACTTATGAGGAGTGCAAAAAACAAATAGATAATATTTTTATAGATTATGAATACGCAAGAATTAGATAGACTTACAAAATATTATATGGGTATAATCCAAGAAAATAAATTAATGTTTAAGGATTATGAATTAAAATGTTGGCAACAAGCCTACAAAGATATGGAGAAAAAATATGACAAAAATTTGGAAGATGGGAATAAGTCCAGATAATTTTATAAGTGATACACAAGATCTAACTAATGAGGAGTTAGGCGTTTATTTTAGATTATTATGTTATGCGTGGAAGAAAGAAGCGTACTTACCTAAAGATGAAGAACGACTACAAAGAATAGGGCAAAACTGTCACCCAAAAATAATTCAATATTTATTAAAACAATTTTTTATTGAAGATGATAATGGTTATTACTGTAAAGCTCAAAAAGAAGAATTTGATTGGGTTGTAGAAAAATCAGAAAAAGCAAAAGAATCTGCTGAAAGAAGATGGAATAAACAAAGCGAACGCATAAGCGAACGCAATGCTAATTATAGTCATAGTTATAGTAATAATAAATATATTGATGATTTGTTTGATTCTATTTGGCAATCTATAAAAGTTAAACGAGGAACTAAAGCTAATGGTTTAAAAGCATTTAAAAAAATATTTAAAAATAAAGAAGTACCAGAAAAAGATTTTATTATAAAACAATTTAATCTTAAATGTGATACTGTTTCTGATAAGCAATATATTCCTCATTTTAGTACATGGTTAAATTCTGAAGGTTGGACAGAGGAATTGGCTAGTGAACAAAAACAAGAATTTAAACTAGATAATCGTAATCCTTTTAGAAATTTAACTTTATGGAAAAAAGGTATTAAAACTTTAAACGATAATGATGCAGATATTCGTCAAGCATATAAAGATGGATTATTAGAAAAAAATCATATTGAAAAACTAAATATTAGTCTACAATGAGGTATGACTGATGAAATTAGAAAGTTTTTTATGACTATCCAAGATGATACTGGTTATTGTGCTGTTATACAAATAAGCGGATTTAAAACACAAGAAGAAGCTGACAAGTATATTTATGATAATTACCAAGCTATCAATGGGGAAGTTTTAACAGAGAGGACTACAGTACATTGAAAATTGAACAAATAGATATTGATAAAATAATTCCGTATATCAATAACCCAAGAAAAAACTTAAATTCAGATAAAGTCGCAAGTTCAATAAAAGAGTTCGGCTTTCAACAGCCAATAGTTGTAGATAAGGATATGTCTATTATTGTCGGACACACACGCTACGAAGCCGCAAAAAAATTAGATTTAAAAACTGTCCCTGTCGTTATAGCAGACCTACCACCTCTCAAAGCAAAAGCATATAGAATAGCTGATAACAGACTTAATCAAGATAGTTTGTGGGATTTTAGCTTATTAAACATAGAATTTACCGATCTATTAGACAACCATTATGATTTAGATAATTTAGGTTTTGATAATGAAGAACTAGAAAGTTTTATTAATTTTGAACCTAAAGAAGATGATAATTTAGATAATTTAGAAGCAATAGATAGTGTAGCACCAGAAATAATAAAAATAGAATGTTTGAAAGTAGAAAAAGATAAAATAATTTCTAAATTAAAAGAGGTATTAAAAAATTTTGAAGCCGAAATTAAATCTTAATATTTTAATTGCTTATCCTTATTTTAAACAATCACATTTAGATTTATTTAAAAATACCGATATTGAATATAATTTAATTATTGATAGTGGTGCATATTCTGTCTGGAATAGTGGAAAAAAAATAACCTTAGATGAATATTGTTCTTTTTTAGATAGAATTTCAAAAGAAATAAAAATAACAAAAGCAGTTCAATTAGATGTCTTTGGCGATCCAGAAAAAACATTAAAAAACTATGACATAATGCTTGAACGAGGTTATGATGTTATGCCTGTATTTACTAGAGGCGATACACTTGAAACGTTAGAATATTTTTACAGTAAAACAGATTATATTATGTTTGGTGGTATTGTTATAGGTGGAAAAAATACAAATTATATAAAATGGTTTGTTGAAAATAATAAAGGGAGAAAAGCACATTGGCTTGGATTTACGAATTTAAAATTTATTAAATATTTTAAACCTTATTCAGTGGATAGCTCAACGATGTTAGTGGCTGGTCCCGCTTATGGTCGTTTAGAATTATTTAATTTTGAAGGTGGTACTTACAATATTGATTTTAGAAAGAAAAAAAAATTAAATTCTAAAGATTTTTTTTTACTTGATAGAAATGGTATTCCAAGATCAAAAATAAATAAATACTTAGACAAAATGCGTATTAATTTTACAAAAGATGAATATTTTTACAATATTAATATAAAAACGCATATTTTAAGAGATATTTATGTTGAAAACAAATTTAATACAAAAATATATAAAGCATTATCTGGTGAAAGATTGAATAAAATCATTAATTGTTATAAAGAAATTATCAAAGAACATAAGTTGGAAACCAGCATAAGGAGTATTTTATGACGCTTAACAAAAAACTTATAATGCAATTATTTATTGTGCATATTTTTATTATCGCAATAAGTAATTATTTAGTTCAATTCTCTTTTGAAATATCAAATTTTTATTTCACTTGGTCAATGTTTACATTTCCTATTGTAATATTGGCAACGGATTTGACTGTAAGACTATCAAACAAATATAATGCAAGAGCAGTTATAGGTCTTGCTTATATACCAGCTGTTATTGTTTCAATCTATTTAGCTGATTGGCGAATAGGTTTAGCAAGTGGAACAGCATACTTAATAGGGCAATTATTAGATGTTTTTGTATTTCAAAAAATTAGAGAAAATACAGATACATGGTGGATTGCTCCAGCAATTTCAACTGTGTTTGCAAATATAATAGATACTTATTCATTTTTTGGTATGGCATTTGCAAATGGTACAGATGAATTTATGGCTGAAAACTGGATACATATAGCAACGACTGATCTGATATTTAAGATCATAGTATCTGTTGTATTGTTTTTACCATTGTATGGAATTTTATTATCTTATTTACAAAACAAAATAAAATAATTATACAAAAGCTATGCTCTTTATAGGGCATAGCACCGACACTCTCGGTATAAGAGGATTACCTTATGGCAAATAAAAAATACGATATCACAGAAAAACAAGTAGAAGATTTAGCAAGATTTGGGTGTACGAACACAGAAATAGCACAGTTTTTTGGCTGTGATGAAAGCACTATTAGAAAAGGATATTCCGAAATTCTGACAAAAGGGAGAGCAACGCAAAAACTAAGGTTAAGACAGTTACAATGGAAATCTGCTATGAATGGTAATGTCACTATGCAAATATGGTTAGGTAAGCAAATATTAGGGCAATCAGAAACACCTATATCAGATGATAATGAGCCACTTGCATGGTCTGTTGATTAGTGCCTTTAACAAAACCGCAAAAAGAAGTTTTAACTTGTGAAAAGCGTTTTCGTGTTCTTATAAGTGGAAGGCGATTTGGCAAGACCTTCCTCGCTATAAACGAGCTTGCAAAGTTTGGCAGATTTCCAAATAAAAAAGTCTGGTATGTCTCTCCCAGCTATAGACAATCAAAGAATATTTGTTGGAATATGCTTAAAGATAGAATTATTAAGCATAAGTGGGCTAAAAAGATCAATGAGGCTGATTTATCTATTGTATTAAAAAATAGTACCGTCATTCAATTAAAAGGGGCTGATAATGAGCAATCACTTCGTGGAGTAGGTTTAGATTTTATCGTATTAGATGAATTTGCTGATATTAAACCTCAAGCATGGTATGAAGTTTTAAGACCGACATTATCAGATACAGGTGGACATGCTTTATTTTGCGGTAGTCCTAAAGGTTTTAATTTCGCATATGATTTATATACAAGAGATGATCCAGAATGGCAGAGTTTTAAATATACAACACTAGAAGGCGAACAAGTAAGCCAAGAAGAAATAGAACAAGCTAAAAATGACCTAGATGAACGTACCTTCCAACAGGAATATTTAGCAACTTTTGTTAATTATGCTGGTATTATTTACTATAACTTTGATAGAAATACACATATCATAGATAGTTATGAAAAGGATTCTAAAGTCATTCATATTGGCATGGATTTTAATATTGACCCTATGGTTGCTGTTGTCAGTGAAAAAGTAAATAACGATCTAATAATTTATGATGAAATACAAATATGGAGTTCTAATACAGACGAAATGGTGCAAGAAATAAAAACTAGATACAAAGATAAGCATATAATCGTTTACCCAGATCCAGCGTCAAGACAACGCAAAACATCTGCTGGTGGTTTTACAGATTTAGCAATATTAAAAAATGCTGGCTTTGAAGTAAAAGCTAGATCACAACACCCTTTAATTAGAGATAGGATAAACGCTGTTAATTCTAAACTTAAAAACGCAAATGGAATGTCAAGCCTATTTATAACAAAATCTTGTAAAAACTTAATTAAGAGTTTAGAAAGACAGATATACAAAGAGGGAACAAGTGTTCCAGATAAAGATAGTGGGTTTGACCATTTCAATGATGCGTTAGGCTACATGGTAGAATATATGTTTCCTTTGCGTAGAGAGTTTAAACCAAGCGAACCAACTAGGTGGAGTTAGATGGCGAATTATAGTAGAGAATTTTTAACAGCAAAACATTCAGATTATGAAGATAATCTAAAGCATTGGAATTTTCACTATAGATCATATTTAGGCGGAGATGATTTCTCCAATGGATATTTTTTAAATAGATATATTCTAGAACAAGATGATGAATACATAAAGCGTATAGACTTTACACCACTAGACAATCACTGCCGCAACGTAGTACAAATATATTCAAGTTTCCTTTTCCGTGTTCCTCCAAGCAGAGATTATGGCACTATGACAGGCGATCCTCAATTAGAGTCATTTTTAGATGACGCAGATTTAGATGGTAGATCTTTTCATAACGTTATTAAAGATATGCAACAACACGCATCTGTTTATGGTTCTTGTTGGGCAATAATAGATAAACCAGCAACGATAACAAAAACGAGAGCCGAAGAACTACAACAAGATATCAGACCATATATTTCAATCTATACTCCAGAGAACGTAACGAACTGGAAATATGAAAGATTACCTAATGGAAGATTTTATTTAACTTCATTAACTATTATTGAAGATATAAACGAGGAAGAAGCAATCGTTAAAGTCTGGACGCCAGAAGATATTACTACCTACAGAGTAGATGAGTATATGAAACATTATGCTAGTTCTAAACCTGTAAAGATTGATGAACAACCAAATGCTTTAGGAGAGATACCAGCAGTTATTTTATACAATCAAAAATCTATGCGTAGAGCTATAGGTATAAGTGATTTATCTGATGTTGCTGAATTACAACAATCTATCTACAATGATTACTCAGAGATTGAACAGCTAATTAGATTATCTAACCACCCTAGCTTAGTTAAAACACCTAACGTTGAAGCAAGTGCTGGTGCTGGCTCTATTATTGAAATGCCAGAAGATATGGACGCTAATTTAAAACCTTATATTATTCAACCTAGTTCACAGTCCTTAGATAGCATAATGAAAGTTGTTAATATGAAAGTTAATGCTATTGATCGTATAACTCATATGGGTTCTGTTAGAGGTACAGAAAAAACAATTAATTCTGGGATAGCTTTACAAACAGAGTTCCAATTACTTAATGCAAGATTATCAGAGAAAGCAGATTTATTAGAAAATGCTGAAGAGCAAATATGGTCATTCTTTGCTAAATGGCAGAATAAAGTATTTGATGGTCAAATAGATTATCCAGACACTTTTGATTTAAGAGATTATGCAAGTGATTTACAATTCTTACAAACTGCAAAAGCTAGTGGTGTTAAATCAGAAACATTTATAAAAGAAATAGATAAACAAATCGCAAGAGCTGTCGTAGATGATGATGAAGCAATTAATTCAATAAATAGTGAAATAGACGCTAGTTCAAGTGCTATTGGTCAATTCTCAACAACATTACCTACTAACGACAATGGCGAAGAGGCATAAATGAGTTTTGCAAATGTAAATCAAATGTTGTTTGGTGTATCTATTCAACGAGGAGATATAAATAATTTTTCTGGTATTCAAAAGTTTGGATATAATGGTTCTGTAGGAACATCTTTTGAAACTATCTGGGACGGTGGCGGAGATTATACTTTTATAAGTTCTGCTGGAACTGCTACAGCAACAAGTTCAGATACAGATGATAATACAGGCACAGTTGAGATACAAGGACTAGATTCTAATTATGATCTTGCTACAGAAACATTAACTATTGGTGGCTCTGCAAGTTCAACAAGTTTTATCAGAGTATTTAGAGCAAAGATGATAAATGCTAATACAGGCGATGCGAATGTTGGAACAATTACTATAACAGTTTCATCAACAACAGTTGCACAAATAGAACCTACCTATGGTCAAACTTTAATGTCTGTGTATACAGTTCCTAGAAAGTACCAAGCATATTTAGTACAAATGGATATTGGAAGTTCTAAAGATTTAGAAAATGAAATTATATTACGAATAAAAGGAATAGATAATGGTAATTCATGGAATACTAGATCATTTCTTACAACTAGAGGTGGCTTTGTAGAAAAGAATTTTGCTGTTCCAGAAATTATAGGACCAAAAACTGATATTGAAATGAGAGCTAAATCAAGTGCAACCTCATCTGTTAGTTCTGG